CACCTACTGCGGCAGCGATTGCGGACGCGGTGTGGGACGAAGCGAGCGGCGACCATCTGGCAGCGGGTAGCACGGGGGCAGCGCTCAATGCTGCCGGGTCGGCTGGCGACCCATGGACGACGACTCTTCCGGGAGCCTACACCGGCAGTCAGGCGGGCAAGATTCTGTCGGACATTCTGGTCGACACAGGGACGACGCTACAGGGCGAATTGGACGGCATCCAGGCGGATACGGAAGACATCCAGAGCAGGCTCCCAGCGGCGTTGGTCAGCGGACGGATCGATGCGAGTGTTGGGGCGATGGCGTCAGGCGCCCTCACTGCTGCCGCGTTGGCTACCGATGCGGTCGGCGAGATTGCCGACGGTGTCTGGGATGAGCCGTACAGCGGTCACACGACTGCAGGGACGTACGGCGGGCGGATTCCTCGGTCACAAAACAGCAACGTCGAGGTGCAAATCACGGGTTCCGGACATGCGGCGGCTGACATCCATGAGCTACAGCCCGCAGTCATCGACCACACGCATTTTGCGGCGGGTGCGATTGATGCCAACGCACTGGCAGCGAGTGCGGCAAGCGAGATTGCGACGGCGGCTTACACGGGCCAGATGACCGAGTCGTACCGTGCGGCAGGCGTGGCCCCGACGTTGGCACAATCGCTGTTTGAACTGTTGGCACAGATGGGCGATCGCGACATCGTGGGCCAGACTCTGACTCTGCACAGGCTCGACGGGACAGCGGCGAAGACGTTCACCCTGAACGACGGCAACAATCCCACGAGCATCACTGAGGCGACATGAACGGCAGTCCGTCGGCGATCATCAGCATGGGATACGGCACTTGGGGAAGCCCGGGGTTGGTGCTGACTTTGGGCTATGGGATCGGTGCAGCGGTGGCCGAGACTCCGACACCGGTCTGGCGGGCACGGCCACGGCCTGAGACAATGCGAGCACGAGAGCGGCCAGACGTCGCACGAGGGAGGCAGCAGTGATTGCAGCAGAACGTTACCTGTGGAAACACCCGGACGAGAGCGTGTTGTTCGGTCTGGATTTCGGCAACCTGTTGGCCAGTGCCGAGACGCTATCCTCGGTGACGGTCACCGCGACTCCATCAGGCCTGACGATCGGTTCGCCATCTGTGCAGGCATCGGCGTTTACCGATGAGTTCACCGGGGCGACAGTCGCGGCGAACGAGGGGGCGAAAGTGCGGATCAGCGGGGGGACTGCTGGGACGGATTACGCGTTGAAGTGCACGGCCACGACGAGCGGGAGTAACACACGGGTGTTTGTGGCTACCTTGCAGGTGAGATCGTCGTGAACATTCGAGACAGGATCAAGGAACTGCGGCGGGTACCAGCGGATCAACTCCAGCCGAACCCGAAGAACTGGCGGAAGCATCCAGAGGCACAGGCAAACGCACTACGCGGCGTTCTGGCGGAGGTGGGCATTGCCTCGGCTGTGCTGGCCCGGGAAACGCCAGAGGGCGGCCTGATGCTCATTGACGGGCACCTACGCACGGAGACGCTCCACAACGCCCAGATACCGGTTCTGGTGCTGGACGTGACTGAGGAAGAGGCGGACAAGATCCTCGCCACGTTCGACCCGCTGGGAGCGATGGCCGAATCGGACGCGGACGCCTTGCGGGCACTGCTGGAGGAGGTGGAGACGGGGAGCCAAGAACTTGCCGACATGCTGACAGCGTTGGCAGAGGATGCGGGGATCATCGATGAAAACAAGCAAGCGAACCAGTCGACAGCCGAAGAAATCAATGTTGATTCCTTCAACATGCAATGCAAGTGCCCACGGTGTGGCTTTGAATTCGATCCCCCAGAAGCCTGATTGTGCTTGGATGCTGAAAGACCTCAAGGCAGTCCCGAAGAATGGGCTGCGGGTCATGTCCACCTTTGCGTGTGGCGGCGGATCGTCAATGGGCTACAAGCTGGCCGGATGTGATGTGATTGCCGCGAACGATATCGATCCGGAAATGGCATGGCATTACAAACGGAATCTGAATCCCAAGCATTATTTCTTGTGCCCAATTTCTGATTTGCTCACGGCAGATTTGCCAAGCGAACTCTATGACTTGGACATCCTCGATGGTTCTCCGCCGTGCTCTACCTTCAGCATGGCCGGCAGTCGGGAAAAGGCATGGGGGAAGAAGAAGCATTTTCGCGAAGGACAGGCAGAGCAAGTATTGTCCGACCTGTTTTTCGATTACCTGAACCTCGTAGAGCGATTGCGCCCACGGGTGGCGATTGCGGAGAACGTCAAGGGGATGATTATCGGCAACGCCAAGGGGTACACGAAAATGGTGATGCAACGATTCCGAGAGATCGGATATCGGCCGCAACTTTTTCTGTTGAACGCAGCGGATTGTGGAGTTCCGCAGCGTCGGGAAAGGGTGTTTTTCTGTGCCTTGAGGGACGATATCAAACGGCCGGAATTGCGATTGAAGCCGCAGCATCGATGGATATCTGCAGGGGAAGCATGCAAGGATTTGCAGGAGCTGACGTCAGCAGAAATTGATGATACTAAAAACACACCTCTGCAAATCAAATATTGGAAGGCAACAAAGTCAGGATCTAGTTTTTCAGATGCCGTTGAAGCTGCGACTGGTAAATCATCATGGTTCAACAATGTCAGGATGCACAAAGATCAGCCATCGTTCACATTGTCGAGCAAGCCACAAAATTTTCATCATTGGGAATATCCGAGGTTTTTTTCATATCGTGAATGGAAGCGTCTTGGATCATTCCCAGATGACTATCACGCCAAGACAGACAAGATCGGCAAGTATATGATTGGGATGAGTGTCCCGCCGAAGATGACCAAAGCAGTTGCGGAAGCAGTGATTCAGCAGTGGTTGACCGAAAGGGGTGAAGGATGATCAGGCCAGCCGATGACAAGCCGGTAACGGGGGGATTGGGGGGCGGTGCGAAGCCGGTTCCCCCGCCTGTTCCCACTGTGGCACAGATCGACCCTCGAACACCTGGGAAGGATCTGCGGTTGATCGCGTCGGCTGTGCGGAAAGGCTGGGTGATTCCCGATGAGGCGATGACCGTCCTACCGGCTGCCCTTCTGCGGGTGGCGTTGGATAAGAATGAGGAAGTCCGGGCGAGGGTCAACGCGGCGAAGGTGGTCGTGGCGATGCACGGCCAGAACGAGCCAGCGATACCCGCAGCGGTGCAGGTGAACGTCAGCAGCACGGCGGATACGGTGGCAGCATTGTTGCAGGAGCCCGGGTATGTCCGATTTGCACAGGGTGAGGCAGTGTCTGACACCGGCACTGTTTGCCCGGGCAGCAACTGACGGGCGGTTCTTGCTGCCTCGGCATGTCGCGACAATCTCCGAAGCCATCTGTGACACGATCACCGGCAGGAGTGAGCCTATCCTATTGATCGAAGCTCCACCCCGGCATGGGAAGAGTGAGCTTGTCAGCAAGTTCTTGCCCGCGTGGTATCTCGGGGTCTGGCCCGATCGGCGGGTCATGCTGGCAGCGTATGAGGCGACATTCGCGAGATCGTGGGGACGCAAGGCCCGGCAGGTGTTCGTCGAGGCGTCGTGTCCGGTGTTCGGTCGGGGACTGTCGGGGGACAACTCGGCGGCGGACGATTGGAGCACGACAGCGGGCGGGGGCATGTCCACGGCAGGTGTGGGCGGTCCGATGACTGGGCGAGGGGCACATCTGCTGATCATCGATGACCCGGTCAAGAACGCGGAGGAAGCCCTATCAGCGACCACCCGCGAGAACCATTGGGACTGGTGGCAGTCGACGGCATCGACGCGGCTAGAGCCGGGGGGCGTGGTCATCGGGATCATGACCCGCTGGCATGAGGACGACATCTTCGGGCGGCTGCTGAAGAGCGGGGGGCAGATCCGCAGGTTGACGTTGCCAGCGCTGGCCGAGCCTGGGGACGTGCTGGGCCGGCAGCCGGGGGAGGCGTTGTGGCCCGAGCGGTATCCCGTGCAGCGGCTGGAGCAGATGAGGCGGGAGCGGTCGGAATACTGGTGGCGGTCGATGTTCCAACAACGCCCCGGCAAGTGGGGCGAATCGAAGTGGGGTCAATACCTGGGAGACAAGGTGACGGCTGCCAGGTGGCCCGATGCGTTTGAGTTCGGGGTGGTGGCGGTTGATCCGTCCCTGGGTGCCGACGATCGCAAGGGGGATTACTCGGCCATCGTCTTCGTGGGGCGTGCCTCGGGCCGGCTGTGGGTCGACGCGGACATCAGGCGACGGAGCGAGACAGAGATCGCAGCGGATGCCGTGGGGATGTACGCCAAGCATCGAGCGAACCTGATGGTCTTGGAGGGCAACGGTTTCCAGCGGGTACTCGGGGAGTCGTTCCAGTCTGCAGCGATGTCTCACGGAATCATGCTGCCACTACAGACCATCGTGAACACCGGGAACAAGATCCTACGGCTATCCTCCCTCGGCCCTCTGCTGGCGGCGGACATGTTCCGGTTCAGCGACTCGCCGGGCTCCCGGCTGCTGCTTGATCAACTCGGGGAGTTCCCTCGGGGCGACCATGACGACGGGCCGGACGCGCTCGAAATGGCGGTGCGAACGCTCAACGGGATCGCGGCAACGGAATACGACTCGGAGGAACTGGCATACACTCCATGACTCTGGGCCGGTATCGTAGTCTGATCGTGTGGTGTGTCTGTGGGCATCCAATGCGGGTGCGTTCGTCGTGGGGACGGGTGGAATACCGCGAGTGTCTGCGGTGTGGGCGGAAAACCAAGAGGACGAGGCGAGACAATGAGCGAAGCGATCCAGGCACTGCTGGAGGCGTTTGTCCCCGAGACGATCGACCG